TGCGGGCTAAAAACGGTGATGTGATTGGCTGTAATGGCTCAAATTCGGAATCTGCAAAATTTTGTGAGTAACATTCGGGAAAAGCAATGCCTGCGAAAGCAGTTGACACAGCAACTTTGAACAAGCGTGGCTCTTGGCGGGGCAAGGCACGCGCCAAAGCGGAAGCAGAGGCTGCGCGCCCCGCCCGTGTCCTTCCAGTTGTCCCTGATGTCAAGGTGCATAGTTGGCCGAAGCTGCTCAAGCAGATTCCCAACTATGATCCGTACAGAGACGCTGAGGGGTACAGGTTCGACTCCAAAGCTGCCCTGCATAATATCAATTGGATACAACAAGAGCTTGTCCACGTCAAAGGGGCTAAGGCCGGCAGCCCATTTATCCTCGAAGACTGGGAAAGAGCTATCATTGCAAACTTGTTCGGGTGGAAGTCAGAGAGCACAGGCTATCGCAGATACCGGACGGCGTTCATCGAAATCGCCAAAAAGAACGGCAAGACACCGCTTGCGGCGGCCATTCTCACGCTGATTCTGTTTGAGGACGGCGAGCCTGGGGCCGAGATATACGGGGCGGCCAGTGATTATCAGCAGGCAAGCCTTGTCTTTGCTCATGCATGGGGGATGGTCAACAGCAATCCGAAGCTGCGGGAACGAGCACACATATTCAAGGGCCAGAGCAAGGCCATAGAGATCGGGCAACCTGGCGATCAAGACTACGGCATTTACCGTGTGATATGTTCTCGGCCTACTGGCAGCCACGGGTTGAATACCCACGCTTGCGTCGTAGACGAAACACATACGCAGCCTGACAGGGAGTTAGTCGATTCGTTGGAGTCATCGATGGGGGCCCGCCGCGAACCGCTGCTGATTCATATCACTACCAGCGACTTTGAGCGTCCCGGCAGTATCTGCAATGAGACCGAAGACTATGCGATGAACGTCTGCAATGGTATCGTCAAAGACGCCACATTCCTTCCGGTTGTATACCAGGCCGCAATCGAGGACGACTGGACATCCGAAGCTACATGGCGGAAAGCTAACCCGAATCTCGGAGTCAGTGTTTCGCTCGAATACCTTAAAGCCGCGTGCGCAAAAGCACAGTCCCGGCCGGCTTACGAGAACACGTTTAAGCGGTTGCATCTTGATATCCGCACGCAGCAAGATGTAATGTGGCTACGGCTGGAGGACTGGGATGCTTGTGGCGACGACTATACCGAGGCCGACTTGGACGGATGTCGGTGCTATGCCGCCTTCGACTTGGCGACGAAAAAGGACATCGCAGGGTATGGCTTTATATTTCCGTCTGAGGACGATGCTGTGCCGTCGCGGTTGTTCTGGCGGTTTTATGCTCCAAAAGATCGGGCTATCGAGAGAAGCAAAGAAGATCGCGTGCCCTACCTGTTGTGGGCAGAGGATGGGTGGTTGACTTTGACTGATGGGGCGGTGGTGGACTACGCAAGAATAATGGCTGATTTCGAGGCCGACTGCAAGGCGTTTAACGTCCAGAATGCGGCTTACGATCCGTGGAACTTTGAAGCGTTTCGACAACAGTGTTTGGCTGAGTCGGGAATGCCCGAAAACTTCTTTGTTGAATTCAGGCAAGGCATGGCCTCGTATTCAGCCCCCTCCAAAGAGTTTGAGGCACTACTTTTGCAACGGCTTCTTAGCCACGACCGCAATCCGATTGCTCGTTGGATGGCTGCCAATGTGTCTCTTGAGTTCGATGTGAATGAGAATTTCCGTCCGTCGAAGAAGAAGTCGGCAGAGAAGATCGACGGCATAGTTATGTCGGTTATGGCGTTGGGTCTGTCCATGACACAACCAGCGCCGAAGCAATCAGTCTACGAAACCCGAAGCGTGCGAATGGTATAATCCATGGCAAAACTACGACTACGCGACAGATTAGCCCGACGACTGGGATATATCAAGGCGAGTGCTTTTACAGACCGCGGCGGATGGTTTGCGGACTGGGCGACGCAGGGCCGGAAATCGTCAACCGGAATATCGGTAACGAACACAAAGGCGAATACGCTGGCGGTCTTCTATGCCTGTATGCGGAATATCGCTGAGGATACCGGCAAGTTGCCGATATCTGTCTTTCGTCGCGATGGAGAGAATAGGGTTAAGCTGCTTGACCATCCTGTGTCACGATTGTTGGGGCGGTTGCCGAATGCAGAGATGACTGCCTTGTCTTTCCGTCGTACTCTTGGGGCCCATGCTCTGAGTTGGGGCAACGGGTATGCCGAAATCCAACGGGACATCAGGGGCAATCCGATAGCACTGTGGCCGTTAAGACCGGACAAGGTGAGGCCATTCCGCGACAAGAACACGACGGAGATATGGTACGAGGTTAGTAACGACAAAGGTGGCATAGTCAAGCTGCATAATAGCATTGTTTTGCATATTGCCGGGCTGGGCTTCGACGGGCTTGTCGGCTACAACGTCGTAAAGATGGCTCGTGAAAGTATCGGTCTCGGGCTGGCAACTGAGAAGTTCGGCGGCAAGTTCTTTGCCAATGGAGCGAATGCGGGCGGTGCATTTAGTCATCCACAAGAGCTTAGCGACAAAGCGTTTGAACATCTGCGTCGGCAAATAAAAGAGAGCCGGGAAGGGGTAGACAACGCCCATAAAACACTAATTCTCGAAGAGGGTATGGAATTCAACTCGTATTCCATACCGCCTAACGACGCTCAATTCCTTGAGACGCGAGAATTCAGTGTTGTTGACGTTTGCCGTTGGTTCCGTATGCCGCCGCACAAGGTACAAGACCTGCGGCGGGGTACATTCAGCAACATCGAACATCAGGCTTTGGAGTATGTGACGGACGCCCTGGGGTCATGGATTGAAAACTGGGAGCAGACGGCCGAGTGGAAGCTGCTCAGCCAAGACGAACGCGACAGCGGGCATTATATCAAGCTCAATGTTAATTCCTTGCTGAGAGGCGACATCGTTCGGCGTACCGCGGCTTATGCAAAGGGCAGGCAATGGGGCTGGCTGAGTGTCGATGATATCCGGGCTCTGGAAGATATGAATCCGCTACCGGAAGGCGACGGCGATATCTATCTGACACCACTGAATATGAGGGATGTCTCCGAAGATGAACCTGTTGCCCAGTCGCCTTCGCCCATGCCGCCCGGCAATGAAGATCAAGACAGAACCGATGCGATGATTGCGGATTGTGCTCGGCGGATTAACAAGGCCGAAATGGCCGAATTAGAAAAGCACGCCTATGCAAGCAAAGATCGCGACAAGTTTGAGTCATGGCTGGAATCGTTCTACGAGAAGCACACGATGTATATTATAAAGACTGTAGAAGCGCTAGGGTGCTCCACAGAAGCGATACAGCACGAGATAGATCGTCGGAAAGAGTGCATCTTGCAGGTTGAACAGGCAGATGCAGTGATAGCTTTGAGGGAGGCTGGCGACTTAGTTTGGGAAGAAGTAATCCGAAAGGCAATGAAATGAAGTATTCAGCACTCGTGAATGCAATATGCGGAACTTCTTGGGCGATTATGCCGGAGAAGCTGCAAGCTATAATGAGCGTGATTGAATCCAGAGTGATGGGTGTGCAGATTGACGCTACACAGATCGAGGCGGCCAAGCGGGCGACGAAGTTTCGCCGGGTGCAGGGGTCTATCGGCGTGATTCCTATTGTTGGCACAATCGTACAGCGCGCGGAGGGCATGGACGCCCTGAGCGGGCTAATGAGTACGCAGGCTATCAGCGCGGCTCTTGACGAGGCTATGGTCAGTAAGGACATCGGCGCCGTCGTCTTTGACGTGGATTCGCCCGGCGGGTCGGTGTTTGGTGTGGAAGAATTGGCGACAAAGATTTATGGCATGAGAGGCCAAAAGCCAATGATTGCTGTTGTCAATTCACTAATGGCGTCGGCGGCGTACTGGCTTGGCACGGCGGCTGATGAAGTGGTGGTTACACCTGGCGGCGAACTTGGCTCGATAGGCGTATTTGGCGTGCATGTTGACCAGTCACAAGCAGAGGAGAAGTTGGGATTCAAGACTACGCTGATATCGGCGGGCAAGTACAAGACCGAAGGCAACCCGCACGAGCCCTTGAGCGAAAGCGGGCACGCTCATATTCAGGAGCGAGTAGACGATTATTACAGGATGTTCACAAAGGCGGTAGGCCGCAACCGTGGCGTAGCGCCAAGCTCGGTCAGAAGTGGATTTGGTGAAGGCCGAGTTGTCGGGGCCATAGAAGCGGTCGCGGCAAACATGGCGGACAGAATCGCCACATTCGAGCAGGTCGTGGCCGACTTGTTACCGAAGCAAGTTGCCGGGCCGAGCAAGTCTCGGCGGCGGGCACAATTGAGCATATTGAAAACGAAGTGATCGAGGCGGCAGCCAGTTCATTTCTGAAACCATAAATGACAACTGAATACCGGGTTTGCCGGTAGTTTGATCGACTGTCGGCAAGGCAAGAACAAAGACACGGCCATGTAGCGGGCTACACCTCTACGTGGTCGTTTTTTTGTTGCCCGGAAAAACGAAGGGAATCAAGATGGATAAACTCAAAGCATTACAGGAGCAAAGAGCCGCAGCCGTCGCCGAGATGGAAACCATCATGGAGGCGGAGGGCGACTTGGATGCTGAGGCGCAAGAGCAGCTTGATGGCCTGTCGGCAAAGTGTGACGCTCTTACAGCGTCGATCACAAATTTGCAGAATCTGGCCAAGCATAAGGCGACTCTGGAGACGGTTGACAAATCGCAGATTGTTGACCGGGTAGTTACCGAGCAGATCGGCGAGCACTTGACACTGGACGATGGAGCGAAGATCGTCGTTCCGGGCAGGATTCGCAAGACACACCTTGTGCACTTTAAGGGGTCTCTCGCCAGAGAGAATGCCTACACAACCGGTATGTGGATTATGGCGTGCCTGGGCGCGCCACGGGCTCAGCGGTTTTGCGCCGAACACAACATCGATTCGCGCTTCTACAGCGAGGCACAACTGACAGAGTTATATGGGGCTGCGGGGCAGCAAGAAACAGTCAACACGACCGGAGGCTATCTTGTGCCGGAGGCGATGGATACGGCGGTTCAAGACTTGGCACTCGTATACGGCGTATTCCGCAAAGAGGCCCGGATGCTGGTTATGACTACCGATAAGGTCACGAGACCGCGGAAAACCGGTGGGCTAACGGCCTACTGGAACGCCGAGTCGGAGGCCGGTACGCAGAGCAATTCGAGCTGGGATCAGATCACAATGAGCGCGAAGAAGCTCAAGGTCTTGGCGAAGATGTCAAGTGAAGTGAGCGAGGACGCGATTATCAATATCGCCGATGACCTTGTTGGCGATATTGCTCAGGCGTTCGCTCTGGCTGAGGATACGGCTGGATTCAACGGCACGGGCCTGGACACGCATGGCGGCATTAACGGAATCATCACGCAGTTGAGTTCGCTTAATGGTGTCGATGACGGCGGTGGTTTGGTGCTTGCCGATGGCAATACCTATGCCGAAGTTACGCTGGCAAATCTGCACGCAATCATCGGACGCACGCCGACGTATGCTCTCGGCAATGCGAAGTGGTTCTGTTCGAGATCGGTATCGGAGCAGGTTCTTGTTCGCTTGCAGACCGCAGCCGGCGGCAATACGGGCCAAATGTTGTCGGACGGCGTACCGCGTTCGCAATGCCTCGGCTATCCGATCATACCGGTCGAGGTTATGTCAACCGCTCAGGCGAACAGTCAGATATGTATCTTGTTCGGCGATATGCGACAGTCGTCTACGTTCGGCGACCGACGCGGCACAACGATTGCGTTCACCACAGACGCCACGATTGACAGCGTATCAGTGTTCGAGACGGACGAAATCGGTGTCAGGGGCACTGAGCGAATCGACCTGAATAATCACACGCTCGGCACGGCATCGGCAGCGGGCCCGGTGATGGGTCTGATTCTCGCCGCATCCTAAAAGCGATGCTGGATTCGCCTGATTGAATGAACACAAAGAAGTCTCCAATTAAGGAGTTAGACCAATGAGACAAGGAAACGCAGGGGCACGGGTTATCTCTGTGCCAGTCACTACAGCCACAAACGCGACGCAATCACAGTCGTTTAGTCGCGCGGGTTATGACCATGCGAACATAATGATTCTGGTCGGCACGCACGCGACAGACGGGGCGCCTATCGGGACGATTACGATCTCGGAATCGAATACTGTAACGTCTCCGTCAAGCATGACTGATATAGTTGCATTCACTGGCGGAACGGCAACGAGCACAAGTGTCGGGTTTGTTATCCCCGGCGCAGCCTCCACCGGACCCGGTGCTCTTCTTGAATTCCACATGGACCTACAGAAGCGCAAAAAGTATATCGGCATAGAGGTAACGCCGGGCACAACCACGATGAATATCGGGATTATTACACAACTCACTCGTGGGAATGTGTCGGACGACACTGCCGCTCAGAAGTCCGCCGTCACCAACAACAACCTGACCAGCGCGACGCAGTGCGCGTTGTTGCATGAGGGATAGCCCGGCAGGGCATAATCTTTCGTCGGGTCGGCCGGCTTCACCCGGAAGTAAACTCCGTGGTTGCGGCTGGTCGGCCTGGCGAAAACATATATCGACGAAAGGGCTCTTTGATATGATTATATGGGTTGCAGGCTGGCCGCGATGCGGAACTACATTATGCCGAACGATTCTTTTGGATTGCTTTGGGCTCCGCATGTTGAGTCTCTACGAAGAACCGCAACTGGCATTTTTGTTCGGTGAAGACGTCGGCTTCGGCAATCGCTGGGATGACGACATATATAAGCGGATGCGCGACGGCGATGAGGTCTTTTATATCAAGACTCATAACCCACCAATTGACGGCAGTCCGGCAATATATATTACTCGTGATGGACGGGACGCCTGTTTAAGTCTTGCGAAATACTGGGACATTTCTATCCGCGACGCAATACTCGGAGTCACCTCGCCATTTGCGAGCTGGTCGCACTTCTATTATGCGTGGCGTCCATTATCGCGGCATGGCACGTTATTTCTCCGGTTCGAGGACATGGTATCCGACGCGGATGCTGTTGTTAAGAAGCTGGAGAACATAGTGGGATTCCCTGCCAGCAAGAAGTTCGACAATCCTATTAACGAATGTCGGGTAGAGTATCCGGCGTTTTTCCAAAACCTAACGGGGTTATGGAATACAGAAATGAGCGACGCCGATCTGGAGTTGTTCTACGACTGCCATTCCGACGTGATGCACCGTTTGGGCTATATGAAGTGATCGACGAAAGGGTTAGATTATGGACAAACATGAAGTAGTTGGAGCAAAGGTCAATCTCGGATGTGGCGATGTCCCGATAGACGGCTACGCGAACATCGACATCAAAACAGGCGTCAGAGCATATCCTCTCGATGTGCCGGACGGCAGCTTGTCAGAGGTACGCGCATCACACTTACTGGAGCACTATCCGTATAGAGAGTTGGGCGAAGTTCTCGTGAACTGGGTAAGCAAGCTCAAGCCGGGCGGTATCTTAAAGATAGCCGTGCCGGATTTGAACAAACTTATCGACAGCTACCGAAGCGGCAATGCTGATATGATGAATATGTTTTTGATGGGTGGCCAGGGCGACGAACATGACTACCATAAGTCCGTTATCGATGAGGGCGGGCTGAGACGCGCATTCGAGGATTGCGGTCTGGTGGACATCATGGAATGGAAATCGGACGCTTTGGATTGCTCGGCTTTGGAGATAAGCCTAAACCTGCAGGGCACAAAGCCTTTTGACGCATTGCCGGTGTGTACCGGCCCAAAGGTTAGCGCTGTTATGTCCATGCCGAGGCTTACATTTAGCTCGAATGCGGCGTGTGCCTCAAAGGTTTTTGAGAGTATGCAGATCGAGGCGAACTTGAGTGAAGGCGTCTTCTGGGATCAATGCTTGACGCGGGCTATCGAGCAGGCGATAGACAAGCACGCCGAGTATATAATCACGCTTGATTATGACACATGGTTTGAGCAAGAGCACGTGATGCGTCTGTTGCAACTAATGGCCGAACATCCCGAAGCCGATGCAATCGTGCCGATCCAGAATATGCGAGATCGAGGCAATGCGATGTTCGGTATTGTCGATGGCGACGGCAAGCGAGTAACGGTGCATGAGCGAGAAAAATTTCTCCAGCCCGTGACGCAAATAGCGACAGGCCACTTCGGTCTGACAATCTTTCGCGCGGCATCCCTTGCCAAAGCGGAGAAGCCGTGGTTCTTGGCGGTTCCGGACGAAAAGGGCGGCTGGGGCGAAGGACGACAGGATGCGGATATTGCGTTCTGGAATAAGTGGACGAAGCAGGGTTTTGTAACGTACCTGGCAAACGACGTATTTATCGGACACCTGCAACTCGTATGTACGTTCGCCAACAAAGTAACATCGGAGACGCCGTTTGAGCCGATTCATTGTTACGTCGCTGATGTGCGGCGTGGTCAATATCCCGAACACTGTAAACCAATAATTGAATTAAGGAAATAGCTATGCAGACTCCAAAAGAGATTGAAATCATTGTGACCGCCGACTACCCCGGATTGAGACGCGGGAGGCACACACTTGACCCAATAGCCGCACGTTGCGTCCTCGACAAAGGCGCCGCTCGGCTGGCAAGCGATCCAGACCCGGCAAAGGCAAAGGCAGAAGCAAAGGCAAAGGCAAAGGCAGAAAAAGGTAAGAAGTCGAAAAAGGACGCCTGATGCAACCTCGAACAGACTGGATAATATCGACAGCCCCGAGCACAGAACCGATCACATTGGCCGAGGCAAAGTTGCATCTTCGCGTCACGTCTACGGTTGACGATGACCTGATTAACTCGCTGATACAGACTGCTCGTGAATACTGTGAGTTAATCGCAGGCAGGGCATACATAACACAGTCGATCACGCTGAAAATGGACTACTTTGTCGAGTCGCTGGAATTGCCGCGACCACCGCTGATATCAGTGACCTCGGTGAAATACGTGGATACCGCCGGCGATACGCAGACGCTAAGTTCGACGTACTACACTGTCGATACCGTCAGCGAGCCGGGCCGACTTCTCTTGGCGTACAACAAGAGTTGGCCGACGATTCGCTCCGTCCAACAGGCCGTCGAAGTTATCTTTGCCGCCGGCTATGGCGATGCGTCGTCTGTGCCGGAGCGAGTCAAATCGGCGATGAAATTATTGATCGGGCATTGGTACGAGAACCGCGAGCAGGTTGTTGTAGGTACAATTAACAAAGAGCTTGATATGGCGGTCAAGTCTCTCTTGGCAGTGGACAGGATTCAGAATCTCTGATGCGAATAGGCAAGCTGAGACATACTGTGCAGTTGCAGCGGCTGGAGCCGAATACCGACGCTAATACCGTTGGTGAAGATATCCAGGCCTATGCTGAATACGCCGTGGTATTTGCCTCTATCAACACAATGTCGGGCCAAGAACTGGAGCGGGCTCAGCAGATATCCGCTGAGGCAACGCATAAAGTAACGGTTCGATATGTCGATGGGGTTACGGTTCAAGACCGCGTGATATTCGACAACCGGATTATGGAAGTCACGGCTATCGACAATCCAGAAGAACGCAATGTAATGCTGATTCTGTTGTGCAAGGAAGTGCGAACATGATGGCTT